GTACCCGTCAACCCGACCGGGGACCCGGTGCAGTTCGCGTTCACCGTCGGCGCCGCCCGGCCCGCTTCTGGCGACTGGAAAACCGGCTCGTGGGACGGCACCCAGCCCCGCACGCCCGGCACCGCCTACATCGCCCACTGCCTCGTCGGACCAGGCGGCACCGTGACGCTGCCCGTAGGCCGCTACACGATGTGGGTGCGGATCACCGACACCCCCGAGATCCCCGTCATCCCGTTCGGGATGCTCAACATCACCTGATCTGGGAGCACCCTCATGCCCTCGCCTGAACTCCCGGCGCCCGCGCCCGTCGAACCACTCCCGACCGGCCCGACCTGCGCCGCCTGCCCGGAGCCCGCCATCGTGCACTGGCTGCGCCGGCCGACCGACGACGAACTCGCCGAGGTCGTACAGGCCGAGCGGGACCGACGCGAGCAGGCTCTACTCCTCGCGGACCCGCAGCTTCCCGCACCCGCGTTCGGGCCGCTGCCGTCGGCGGAGGGCATGACCCGCGCCGTGTACGCGTGCGGCCCGCACGCCATCACCATGGACGCTGCGGCGCTCGTCCACGCCAGTTCGTGCACCGCCCCGAACGAGGCCGACCTGCCCGGCTGCGACTGCACGCCCGAACCGCCCCCAGAAGCCCCGATGGAGGCCGCCGCTCCGCTGCCCGATCACTGGGTGACGGGCGGCGTGTGATGCCCAAGCAAGGACACGGTCGGCAAATGCCCGAGGGCTTCGAAGAGTTCCGATCGGACGGCAACCGCCGCTGCTGGGGACGCAACAAGAAGACCGGCAGCCAGTGCGGAGCCGTCGCCTTGGCCGGACAGAACATCTGCCGCTACCACGGCGGCGCCGCACCACAGAGCCTCAAAGCGGGGGAGCGGCGCGTCACCGAAGAGAAGGCCCGAGTGCTCGTTGGAACGTATGGCCGGAAGGTCGAAACCACCGCGACGGAGGCACTCCTCGACGAGGTGAAGTGGACTGCAGGCCACGTGGCGTGGCTCCGTGAGCGTGTCCAGGAGATCGAGGCCGTCGAGGACGCTGGTGCTGATGCCGAGAACGGCCTTGTGTGGGGCACCACCCGCCGCAAGTCCGGCGGCGAAGACCGTGGCGTCACCGAGGAAGCCGTCCCGAGCATCTGGCTTCGCCTGTACCAGCAGGAACGCACCCACCTCGTAAAGGTTTGCTCCGAAGCGATCCGCGCTGGCATTGAAGAGCGGCGGATCCGTCTTGCGGAGCAGGAGGGCGCACTCGTCGCACAGGCGATCAGGGCGATCCTGGCGGACCTCAACCTCACTGCAGAGCAGCAGGAGCGCGTACCCGAGATCGTTCCGCGGCACTTGCGCGCGCTCTCAGCCTGACCGGGCGGGGTGGTGCTGGTGACCGTCACAACGGACTGGGCCGAGTTCGCGGCCCGCGCGTTCGAGCCGCAGATGGGGAACCGGTGGGGGTCGCCGGGCGCGCTGGCCCGGCATATGGACCCGCAGACGGTCCAGACCGCTGCGCTTGACCTTCTCGACGGCAACCTCGTGGACGTCGCGGAGGGCCGCTGTCCACGTCTGATCTGGTCGATGCCGCCCCAGGAAGGGAAGTCGGAGCGCACCTCGCGCCGCTTCCCGCTGTGGCTGCTGGTCCGCAATCCCGACCTACGGATCGCGATCGTCTCCTACGAACTGGGCGTCGCCCGGCGTTGGGGGCGCGCGATCCGTAACGACATCGCCGAACACCCCGAGCTGGGGCTGACCGTTAGACAGGACACTTCCGCCGCCCACGAATGGCAGCTGGAGGGCCACCGCGGCGGTGTGTACAGCGTCGGCATCGGCGGCGCGCTCACCGGGCGCCCCGTCGATCTGCTCCTCGTCGATGACCCTCTGAAGGGCCGCAAGGAAGCCGACTCGCCGACCTACCGGAACGCCTGTAAGGACTTCTACACCGACACCGCCCGAACTCGACTCGCGCCCGGCGCACCCGTGGTGATCATCCAAACCCGCTGGCACGAGGACGACCTGTCCGGCTGGCTCCTGTCCGGACCGTCCGGCAGCGAGTGGCGGTACATCAACGTCCCTGCTCAAGCCGAGGACGCGTCGGATCCGCTCGGCCGCCAGCCCGGCGAATACCTGACCTCCGCTCGCGGACGGACTCCCGGCGACTGGGAGGCCACGAGGCGCGACGTCGGCGCCCGCACCTGGGCCGCCCTCTACCAGGGGCGCCCGGCCCCGGCCGAGGGCGGCCTGTTCAAGCGGTCGCACTGGCGCTGGTATCAGGCCCCGAAGGGGATCCGTCGTGAAGACGGATCCATGTGGGTGCACGGCGCCGACGAGATCATCCAGTCGTGGGACATGGCGTTCAAAGACACCAAGGCCAGCGACTTCGTGGTCGGCCAAGTGTGGGCCCGATTTGGCGCGGACGTGTTCCTGCTGGACCAGGTCCGTGACCGGCTCGACTTCCCGGCGTCATGCCGGGCGGTGCAGACCATGTCGGCGAAGTGGCCGCAGGCGAACGCCAAGTACGTCGAGGACAAGGCCAACGGCCCCGCGATCATTGCGCAACTCCGCGCAAGCGTCCCGGGCCTGATCCCCATCACGCCGAAGGACTCGAAGTACGCCCGCGCCGCCGCCGTGTCGCCGTTCGTCGAATCCGGCAACGTGTACCTGCCAGACCCGGCCCAAGCCCCGTGGATCGACGAGTACGTCGTCGAGCACGGCGCCTTCCCGAACTCGCCGCACGACGACCAGGTCGACGCCACCACGCAGGCCCTGCACCGCATGCTCGGCGGCGGCGGATCGATGGAGCAGGCCATGGACTGGCTGCGCGGCTTCCGAGGAACCGACGGGCCACCCCAATCCTGACGAACGCTCAACCAGAAGGGGAGACCGTGGCCCGCTGGAACCCGTTCCGCCGTACCCCCCTCAGCCACCCGGACACGACGAAAGCCGTCAGCCCGGCCAGCGTCCCGGCCGCCACGTTCAGCCCCGCCCAGGTCGGCTCCCTCATTAACGCCGCATCCTCCGCCGGACGGCAGATCCCCGGCGTGGCCAACCCGCTGCCCCGCGCCGACCCGGCCGTCGCCTTCGGGCCCGGCATGCCCCTGTTTCCGGCCGCCATCGACCCGGTACGCCCAGACACCGGACGGCCCGAGCCGCGCTTCAACGAATACCCGGTCAGCTCCAACCTGCCCGGCGTCTCGGACCGCCTCGTGCCATGGAAGGTGCTACGGGACGCTGCCGACGCCGGCGGCCTGCCGCGGCGGTGCATCGAAATCCGCAAGGCCGAGGTTACGACCCTCGACTGGACCATCACCCTCACCAAGCAGGCCGTCGAAGCCGCACAGGCAGGCACGTCGAAGCCCCGCTCCGAGGTCGACCAGGCGCTGCGACAGCGCATGTCCCCCGAGATCGTGCGCTGCACCCGCTTCTGGGAGAAGCCCGACCGCGGCCAGGACGAAGACTTCGCCGAATGGCTGTCCAAACTCCTCGAAGAGCACCTCGTCCTCGACGCCGTCGCGATCTACCCGCGCCTCACCTACGGCGGCGAGCTGTACGCCCTGGAAATCCTCGACGGCTCCACCATCAAGCCGCTCCGGGACCACCGCGGCGGCCGGCCTGCCGCACCGCAGCCCGCATTCCAGCAGATCCTGTGGGGTTTCCCCCGCGGCGAGTTCATCGCCGACACTGACGACGACGGCGCTGTCCTCAACGGCTTCGCCGCCGACCGGCTCGTGTACAAGCGCCGCAACGTCCGCGCCCACACCCCCTACGGCTACTCCGCAGTCGAGCAGGCGTTGGAGGACGTCGACGTCTGGCTGCGCCGCCGCAAGTGGATCCGCGACGAATACACCGAGGGCACCATCCCCACCGGCCTGCTCCTCAACGAAGGCACCAGCGGCTGGAGCCCGGCGCAGACCCTCGAGTACGAGACGGCCCTCAACGACACCTACGGCGGGTCCACGGCGGCCCGCCACCGGATGCGGGTCCTCCCGCCGGGACTGAAGCCGGTCACCGAGCCGGATGTCGCAGAGCGGTACAAGCCCGAGTACGACCTGTTCCTCATCAAGCAGATCGCCTCCCACTTCGATGTGACCATCGCCGAGCTCGGCTTCACCGAAACTGGCGGCCTCGGGTCGACCGGCTGGCATGAGGGCCAGGCCGACGTGCAGCAGCGCAAGGGCACCCTGCCGACGTTGCGGTGGCTCCAGCAGCTCCTGACGTCCGTGTCCCGCACCCATCTGGGTATGCCGCCCGAGCTGGAGTTCCGATTCCTCGGCCTGGAGGA